AAAAAATAAATAACACAGACCAAAACCATCAAAACGATCACAAGCCAACACATACCTTCTGCTTCCTTTTGAGCCCAAGCTTTCGTCTCTCAATCCCCTCGCGACGCCTCACTCTTTCCAATCGAGCCCCTCGGCTCTGCCTTCTTCTTCACTCCCTTCGAGATGGAGCAGACAGCAGCCCAGACCGCCGCGCATCACGGCACACACACGAACTCCGCACAAGAGCAGCCTCCTGTCAGCCCTATGAATCTGTCTGCAAACTTTGTTGCCCCTGAGCTTTTCTACGGTTCAAATGTCGAGAAGATCAAGAGTATCATAAAGATGCGTAGCACGACGCGCATCATTGATGCGATATCCAGGGATTTCGAACTTGTTGCTTTTCTCATACTCAGCGCCGCACATCTCATGCAGCTAGAAACCACACTACGCTGCGAGATGAGATCCAGCATTGTACCTATTGCAAACTCAGATGCTGGTTTTGAGACTTGCGCCGTCCTCAAAACAGCGCTCGATGGAATGAAGTATCACTTTGGAACAACCACACTCGAGCAAGGCTGGACATCCATGATGAGACACGCTGACAGCTGCCTGCAAGAGAGTTCTTCCTCTGCCGTCGCCATGTTACAAACTCAAGTCCAGAAAGTCGGCTCCCTCTTAATCAGCGGAAAAAATCGCGTAGAAAGTTGCGAACTTTATGTCTTACACCTCACCGCGCGCGCTTTCAGGACCGAATATGGATTAAAGGGTACTTGCTTTGGAGAACACTGCGCTTTGCTGCACGACTTAAAAGCATGCGTTTGTGGTACCGTGCCAAAAGAGTTTTTGTGGGCGAAAACCAAAAAGCACTCCATGTTCACTATCCCAGAGTGGATCGCACGTACGCCAACAGACTGTTTCATGCTGTGTCTTCGCGCTATACCTATCTTTCGTAGGTGTACGATGGCAATGTCTTTACTTTATTGGTCGTGTGTAGCAACTGTTAACTTCCCTTCTGTTATGGCTTTTCTTTTTAAGCGTCAGTTCACTAAATACATAGCTCATTCCTTCGGCAAGCACTCCATCTATTTCCTTATGCTAGGTATTGTAGCCCTACTATGGGCATTCCGCACTTATGCTTCGAAAAACCCAAAAATAGCTCTCCAAGGTAGGAGCGCAAACGAGAAGGAAAAGAAACTGATGATGTTACTCGCAAGCGCCGTTGGAATCACATATCTATTTGACTACGACATCGCAGAAGCCCTAGGGAATTCTCTCCATAAAATAAGTCGCTTGTCGTCTTATCTAATGGATGATCATCAAGGAATAGCCTCTCGCATGTTTAGCGCTAGCTACGGACTTCAAGCTGGGGACAATACGGAGGATGCAGTCACCACAATCATTAGTGATCTCTTGTCTGTCACCTTTCAAATTGTCGAAGAAGATACAACTGCTGGAGTTTTAGAAGAGGTCAGCGACACAACTTTCAGTAGTTGGGTTAGCGTTAACACTATCGCTGGAAGGAACATGTCACGCCCCCTGCAATACCCTGTGAATCAGACTTACCCACTCACACCAATGAACGGGTGGATGCAAGCTCAAGCTATGGTCGATTCGGACAACTGTTGGTCAATGGTCGTTGGACACACGGTATCTGGAAAATCCACGTTTCTTCCTGTCCAGTACTCTAACTACCTTGCCAAGAAACTTGACCGTCGCCAACAAATTCTAGTTTGCGAGCCTACGCAAGCAGCCACAGAAAATGTCTGCTCAGGAATTGCTGCCAACTTAGGGAGAGCTGTGTATGGAAGGCATGAAGGTTGGTCGCGCATGGGAGATCACTGCATTCAAGTTATGACCTACGGATCAGCTCTACAGTGCCACGCAATGGATCCAGGCTTCATATCAACCTTTGACGCAATATTCCTTGATGAGGCTCACGATGTCAAGGAGCATTCACTTTTCTTCGAGAGCATCTGCAACAACTTCACGTCTGTTAGAAAGTTCTACGTATCAGAAACCCCCCGAGATGGGAGCTCATGCCCGGATGCAACACGCAAATTCCCTCTAACAGGTCAGCAGAGTGTGTGCGATTCATATAAGAAATTCATAGCCGCACAAGGTGGAGACGATCTTCTCGACGTCACTAAATACGACACCGTTCTTGTTTTTCTCGCTGGAAGACCAGAATGCGTCAAAGCTGCAAATGCATGGAATGCTAGCATTACTGGAGAAAAGCGAGCTTTCTCGCTATCAAGCGACAACTTCGCCACCGATTTTGCAATGCTAACGGAGCGCCTCAAAACGCACAAACCCATCATCTTCACAACGAACATCATCGAAACTGGTGTTACCCTTAGCGTTGACTGTGTTGTTGACTTTGGCTATACCATGCGACCCTCCCTCGATCTAAACCACAAAACGCTACGCCTTGAGCGCCGTAGAGTGACTGCAAATGAGAGAAAGCAAAGGATTGGTAGAGCTGGGCGTCTCAAGGAAGGACATGCCATTGTGTGTGGTGATGAAGATCGATCTGTCAATGTCGTCTCCCCGGATGTTCTGTATGGTGCCGCGCTTCTTAGCTTCAAGCACAATGTGCCCTTCTACATGAACGACACCTTTGAAAGCTCGTGGCTTGAAGGAATTACTAAGTCTCAGGCTGACACTATGACAATTTTCAAGCTCCCCATATTCCTAACGCGCGATCTTGTTAACTCCGATGGCTCTGTAGTAAAGGAGTTCCTCGATATTCTGAAGAAGTACCAGTTCACAACGAGCGACATCAAGCAAGCGCCACACAGCATAGCTCGTCACCTCTTTCCAACTTGGGCCTCATACTTTGCACTCTTCCAATCACTCACCTACGGCGAGGAGAAAGATGAGATCCCCCAGGAATCTCGTCATGCGCGAGTTCCCTTCTCCATTTCAACGCTGTCTAAATTCGACTGGAATGCCTTGGCGCTTGCATGTGAGCAGCATCGCCCAACAGTGATAAGCTCATTCCAAGGCCTTGATCAGCCAGCCCGCGTTGTCACCCTACAAACAAACTCTGCAAACATCCTCGGAAGCATCGCCCATCTCTGCAACATGCGTAACAATTACAAAGCCTTGATTGACAGCAACAACCATGTGAAGCAATCAATGGCAACCAACGTCATGTTCAAGTGGTTCTCATCATCCCGCATCACAGCTGATCTTGACAGAAACTTATCCCGATGCTTAGCCAACTTGTCAGTTGTGGAAACCACGATTAGCTCGCTAAAGCAGATCTCAGCTGGAAACTCGCAGGTGATGGCCTCTCCAATACTTCAGAGTCACCTAGAGAACATAATCGAACTACAATCAAACGACATGTTGACTGATGAGACACTGTCAAACGCTCTAGGCATTTTCAACCCAAAGACCAACCTCTTCCTCCTTCTCGCAACCAAAGGTTTTAAACTTGTTTACGTTATCTGCCTGCTTATATTCATAAACCTCATCTACCGCTTGCTCTCCCACTGGAGAGCTTGGTTGAAGAACAAGTACGATAACGGGAACCCCGATGCCCTTACCAACACCATGACAGTTCAGGAAGGAAGCGAAATTCTCAAGGAGGTATTGAAGATGACTCCAGCGATGCGCAGGGAGGTGACCAAGGATATGAAAGTTGCAGTTGCTGATAACAACAGCACATTCTCTTTCGTGTTCCCTGACGAACACATTGACCTCGAGGGAAAGGGAAACAAGTATCGACCACGAGAGGACGCACGTCTGATGTACTCCACGAGAGACGACGCAACCTTCGATACATGGAACGAGAAAGCTAAGGAGAAAAGGAAGAAGATATCAGACCGCGCAGAGCCAGAGATGAAACAACCGCACCAGAAGCGTCCATACTATAACTTCTACGACCTTCATACTGATAGCAACATTCTCGAGGCAATATTCTACACCACGGAAGGTGACGAATTCTTCCGGAGCGCCAAATCCCACCAGGACATGCACTCAGTAACTGTAAAACTAAAAGCCTTCCTTGACCCAAAACCAATCATAGGCAGACACCAGCGCCAGCTCCTTGAGGAAACCGCTCAGGTCGTTATCAAAGACGACAAAGGCACTGCCCACAGAATGGACATATCAACTCACAACCCTAACACTCTTAAGAACAATGGATCAGGAAGAGTTGGGTATGACGAGCATCGCGGCGATTTCAGGCAAGAGAGCCCTGCACTTGAGTCACCGTACGAGTTGGAAGCTGAATTCGGAAACTCAAAGGATGAAGTCATGCTTGAAGCATCAACAGGAATTCTCCTATCCCAGGTCAGCGTTGATGTTGCGACTCGAATTGGAAGAATAAGCATCGGAACGTTCAATGTCAATTGCTTCCTCTACAGTGATTGGATACTAGCACCTGCTCATTTTCAGGATCGAAACGGCGCCGTCACCATCGAGTTCCCAGATCAAACGGTGAGTACCACAACCGACAATTTAAATGCGCACGGTGTCAAGCGATTTTACGGACTTGACCTCATAGCCATTCGAAGACCACCAAGCCTCCGACCTGAGAAAAAGCTCGTTAAAGCGTTCGCCATCACAGAGCCAGTGCTAGCACAGATGGTCTTCATTGACAGCCAAGGGATCCGAAAGTTTTCTCAATCCGACTGGATCAGACAGGAAGCTGGCTCTAACAGATGGTCACACAAGATTTCAACTCAAAATGGGATGTGTGGATGCCCTGTTTTGGATGTTGGAAAGAACCGTCTCATTGGAATTCACGTTGCCACGAATCGCACCACAGGACGAAATGAATTCCAGCCCTTCACACGCGAGGCTGTCGACTTCATCAACGGGCCAGGAAACAAGGTTCCTTTCAGCCCTTGGACCTTTAACCGCCCTGCCTGTGGATACAAGCAAGGAGAAGCCACCTTCGCTTCACGCACCATACAGAACCAAGGCTCCGACACTCTCAGCAAGATCAACAACTCCATCCTTGGCTTTGGAAGTGATTTGAAAGGCCAGCTTGTTCAACCCGTAACACCAGCTCTACGCACTCGCTTTGAAGCCCTGTTTGGTGGTGGAAGCTTCGAACTCGTCGGGACAATGAACAAAGGACTCATAGACAAACACACAATTGTTGGGGAGAACGACAACGTTCATGATTTCATGAGAGAGCACCCCACTTTCGCTTGGCTTCAGGGTTTCATGGATGAATACGCACCAAGTGTCTTGAACTACTCGGCTTACTACAAGGATCTTTGCAAGTACAATAGGAAGAAGCACCAACTCTCCTTCAACCCTCACGAGCTTCGGAGTGCCACCGCTGGAATGATCAGAATGTTGGAAGACGCCGGCCTAACTCAAGGCGACGTGAGGACACCCCAACAGGTTGTTTCAGACATGCAGTGGAACACTTCCGCCGGACCAAGCTACCAGGGCAAGAAAAGAGACGTTTGCGCACATCTCAGCGAGCAGGAAGTTCTACACCTTGCAGAAACGTCGCGACAGCAGTTTCTAGCCTGCAATTCCATCGGCATTTGGAACGGATCGCTCAAAGCAGAGCTTAGGACGATTGAGAAAGTGGAAGCTGAGAAAACCAGAGTTTTCACGGCTTCGCCAATCACGAGTTTATTCGCCATGAAGTTCTACGTTGACGATTTCAACAAGAAGTTCTATGCGACAAACCTGAGAGCCCCACACACGGTAGGAATCAACAAATTCAGCAGAGGCTGGGAAATGCTCCACGACAAGCTCAACCGCCCAGGTTGGCTTCACGGCAGTGGCGATGGGTCACGATTTGATAGTTCAATTGACCCTTTCTTCTTCGACATAATTAAGGAGATTCGAAAGCACTTTCTACCAGTTGAGCACCATCGCGCAATCGACCTAATATACGACGAGATTCTCAACACCAACATTTGTTTGGCAAATGGCATGGTAATTCGAAAGAACGTTGGGAATAACAGCGGGCAGCCAAGCACGGTCGTAGACAACACACTTGTTCTCATGGTCTCTTTTCTCTACGGTTACATTCATAAAACCGGGGACCATATGCTCAAGAAACTCAACGACAGATTTGTTTTCGTCTGCAATGGTGACGACAACAAATTTGCCATTTCCCCAGAATTCGACGCCGAGTTCGGTCACGACTTTTCACCGGAGCTCACAGAGCTAGGTTTGACGTACGAGTTTGACGACATAACAGATGACATCTGTGCAAACCCCTACATGTCCCTGACCATGGTCCGCACTCCCTTTGGAATTGGGTTTTCATTGCCCGTGGAACGCATTGTAGCAATAATGCAGTGGGCTAAGAAGGGCGGCGTTCTGCACTCTTACTTGGCAGGAATCTCAGCCATTTACGAAAGCTTCAACACACCAAAGTTGTTCAAATCAGTCTATGCGTATTTGTTATGGCTGACAGAGGAACACGGCTCTGACATCCTAGCTGCGATGACCGGAACAGAGACAGCTCTCCCAATTCCCTCCATGCTCGATGTGTACCGCCTCCACTATGGTGATAGCAGCATTGAGCTCCAAGCAGCTGACACACAAACAGACGCGCAGAAGGAGGAAGCTCGACTGGCAGCCGCCACCAAGAAGGCAGCCGATGATGCCGACGCTGCGCGTCTCCGCAAGGTTGAGGCAGATCGTGTTGAGGCCGCAAGAGTGAAGAAAGCGAGCGATGACAAGAAAGCCAGGGACCTCACAGCGACCAAGGTTGATGATGGCAAAATTGTTGCCGACGCTGGAACAAAAAGGACCAATGCCGCCACCAAAGAGAAATGGTCACTTCCAGAAACAAAACCCGTCAACGCAGGACTAAAGCTTCGAATCTCAATGGACAAATTAAAGAGCGCACCCAAATCTATAATCGAACACGACAACTCCATCGCTCTAGATTCAGAAGTTAAGACGTGGTCAGACGCTGTGCGGACCAGTCTTGGCATCACCACGGATGAGGCATGGATCAATGGCCTCATTCCCTTCCTCGGATGGTGCGCCAACAGTGGCGCTTCAGACAAACACGCAGAAAACCAGACCATGCAAGTTGACAATGGAACTGGAGCTTTAACCGAGATGAGTCTCTCCCCATTCATTGTTCACGCTAGGTTGAATGGTGGCTTGAGACGGATCCTGCGAGCCTACAGTGATGAAACTGTGCTCCTCCTTCAGGAACACAAGATTGTCACAAAATGGGCTATGAAACACGGCGCATCTGCACACGCCGCGTACGCTTTTGACTTCTTTGTCCCCCGCCCGTGGATGAACCCACAGGACATCGAAGTTGCGAAACAAGCACGTCTTGCTGCTTTAGGCACAGGTACATACAATACCATGCTCACCTCCGACACAACCAACCTCCGCAAGACAACCAACCGCAGGGTTCTGGATACTGATGGACACCCAGAACTAACCTAAACCATCACCCCCCTCCGCCTTTTATATTTGCACTTTAAATTTTCGCAAACCATCACCACCTTTCACGGCCACGGTTACGATCTTTAATTTCTGCACTTGTATCAGGCTCGGGACGGTTCTATGCACAATTATGCTTCGACAGTTGCCAAACCAGTATTTTCCACGAGGAAGAGTATGGCGAGGCTTGAGCAGCCGTTTTTAATCATACGTCGTTGTATGGTGGCGCATTCAGTGCGTTTACGAGTACCAGAAGGTAACA